GCGATGGGGTGGCTGTAGCCGGGGGCGTGACCATCGTCGCGCGCGGCATCGGCACCGGAACGATGGCGTCTTTTACGACCGTCAACGCCACTGTTGGGCCGGGGGATCCGATCTACGATATTCGCGTGTCCAAACCCAGTGGCGGGCTGGTAGACGTGACCTTGCTCAATACCCGTCTTGTCGTTGAGGTAGTTCCAACCCTGTAAGGAGCACAACGTGCCTGAATCGAAACTTGTGGTTATCACGCCCATCGAGGGCGCATCGGTGGACAACAGCCTACCCGGTGACGATGGCGGCCGGCGCTGGCCTCGTCCCGATGGCAATCCTCCGTATCCCGACAACGGGCTACCCGATGGTGGCAATGTCGGCACTGCCGAGCGTCCTGTGCAGCTTCCGGCTGCGCCGCCTCCATACCCCAGCACCGGCCTGCCGCCGTCGGTGTGGCCCGGTGTGCCGGTCCACAAGCCCGCTCCTGGCGAGCCGCCTATCAGCCTGCCTCCAGGCTCGGTGTACCCGCCGCTGCCTCCGGTGATCGGCAACGAGAACGTGCTGGCGCTGGTGTGGATCCCGAAGGTCGGCTATCGCTGGGTGGTGCTCGGGCCGGTGGTGACCTCTGGAATGCTCCAGCCTCCACAGGCACAGCCGAAGGCGAAGCCGTGATCGGTTGCATGGCCCACGTGACGCCCGTGGGCCATGCTCTACTCTCGGCGTCGCTTGTTTACACGCATAAGGACAACCCAAATGGCTCTCGATGCAACGCAAGTTGAAGCCTTGCAAAACACTGCCGGTCCAACCGACTGGACCAAGTTCGACGGTGGCCTGCTGCAGCGTGGCCCTGGACAGATGGCGTGGCCCGGTCCAGGGGACGACCAACTGCACGTCAAGTTTTTCATGAAGCCGCGCATCGATCAGGCGGAGTCCGACCGGCAGCAGCGTCCGGTCTACAAGGACACCCCATACATCGAGATGATGATGCCTGGGGAGAAGAACGTGATCATCCGCGAGCCTGTATGGGACCAGCACCTGAAGCGCTTCCCGCAGCACTGGCAGCAGTTCCAGGCCGGCATGTCGGAGCAAGTGGTTGGCACGCTGCTGAAGACGGCGCCGTTCCTGACCGAATCCCAGGTCGAGGAACTGGCGCATTTCAAGATCCGTACCATCGAGCAGCTTGCCGATCTGGCCGACAGCGCCATGAACTTCATGGGCGCGCCTGAGTTGAAGCAGGCGGCCAGGAAGTTCATCGACAAGACCAAGGGCAACGATGCCCTGCTCGCGCGCATCGAGGCCCTGGAGGCCGAGAACCGCAAGCTGCAGGCAGCCCAGGCCCTGGAACGGGCGACGCAGCCCGATAGGACTGCTGGCGGGATCAACAAGCCCCAAGGCCATAGCAAGTAAGGGGAGAAGCGCATGCCCTACCAGATGACGAACGAGCAGACGCTGGCGTCTGTCATCCAGACATGCGCTTCGCTTCTGTCCCTGCCCATTCCCGCAGCCCCGGCGTCGAGCGCGGACCCCAACATCCAGTTGATGAAGACCGTGGCGAATCTCGCTGCGCTGGAGATGCTCAACGCCTATGAGTGGGGCATGCTCACCAAGAGGGGCGAGATAGACGTGTTCTCGACTATCCCTCCTGGCACCGATGCCACCGAGACTGCCTTCCCGCTGCCCGAGGACTTCTACCGCTTCATCGACCAGACGCAGTGGAACGGAGCGATGCGGTTCCCGGCCGTGGGGCCGGTTGCACCCCAGGGCTGGATGACCTACATGGTCTTCCCGATCAGTGCCAACTTCACGCTGACATGGCAGATCCGCGAGAACCAGATCTGGTTCCTGAACGCGCCGCCGGTCCCGGGCCAGAAGTTCAAGTTCATGTACCTGTCGCGTGCCCTGGTGCAGGATGCCGACGACCCGACCTTGTTCAAGAACGTGGCCGACAAGGATGGCGACAAGTTCCAGCTTGATGGCGTGCTCATGACGCTGATCACGCGGGTCAAGTGGCTTGAAGCCAAGGGCTTCGACTCCAGTGCAGCGGTACGCGATTTCCTGTTGGCCTTCGACTCGCGCGTGGGCGCGCAGAAGGGCGCCAACATTCTGAACATGGCCGGCGGCCGGCATGACTACCCGTACATCGGGATCGGCAATCTGCCTGAAGCCTCGCTCTACGGCATGCGCCAGAATTGATTGGTGACGAAATGGCCGTGACGCTTCCCCCTGGCTGGACCATCACCGAGCAGATCGAGGTGGTCCCAAGCCCGAATATCGGGACGCCGGCTTACACCGAGTTCGCTCGCCGTACCTTCGTCTGCACCAACGCAGATGGCGACTATGTCTGCTCCAGCGGCGCGCTGGAGGATTGCGAAGCCCAGGCCCTCACCATGGCCCAGGCTTGGTCTCAGCAACTCCCCTACGACACGGCACGTTGATGGCACTCCAGCAACTACCCCATCCACGTAGGTACATTCCTCGCCGGTCGAGCGCGAGCCAGTCGCACGAGGCGTATGCGTTCCCCTCGCCCATCTTGGGCCTCGACACTTCTTCGCCGTTGCCTGGGGGCAACCCGCAGACGGCCGTGGTGCTGAACAACCTGATCCCGCGCAATCTGGGGTGCACGCTGCGTCCAGGCTACAGTCGTTGGGTCAGCCAGATGGGCGGCGAGATGCGCTCGCTGCTGCAGTTCCACCCGCCATCTGGCACGCCCAAGCTGTTCGCCGCCAACGCGAGCGGCCAGATTTTCGACGTGACAGTGGAGCGGACATCCGGCTTTCTCCCGACTCCGGTGCTGACGGTAGCCAGCCTCATCCGACCCGGGGAGTGGACATCGCTGAACTACACCACCAATGCCGGCGTCCACTATCTCGTGGCCGTGAACCCTGGGGGTGGCTATTGGACCTACGACGGCACGACATGGCTGGAGCACGTCATCGGCACCGGTGCCGGCCAAGTGGCCGGGGTGGACCCGAGGACGTTCAACTTCGTCATGGTCTACAAGACGCAGTTGGTGTTCTCGCAGACTGGAACCACAACCATTTGGGCGTTGCCCAGTGGTCAGATCAGCGGAACTGCACAAGAGTTCGACCTGGGCTCGCTGTTCCCCAATGGCGGCGCCACTGCTGCGATCATCAACTGGACCTTTGACGGATCGGCAGCCGGGGGCCTCGGGACAGCCGGCGGCGGCATGGACAACAAGCTGGTGATCATCAGCGACCAGGGCGATGTGCTGGTGTACTCCACGGGCCAGGAGGGCCTGGAGGGCACGGGCTTCGCCCTGGAGGGCCGCTGGTTCATCGGCCGCGTGCCGGTCGGGCACCGGTTCTTCACGCAGTACAGCGCCGACATCGCCATCATCAGCGAGCGCGGCCTGTCATTCATGACCGAGTTGATGCGCGGCGAAGGCTTCTACACGCATACCCAGTCTTCGCAGCGAATCAACTCTGCCCTGTCGGTCCAGATCACCGAGACCCTGGACAGGTTCTACTGGGAGGTGAGGTTCCTGCCGCATGAGCAACTGCTGATCATCAAGGTGCCCGAGTTCCGTGGCAACGAGGACATCCAGTGGGCCTTCGAAGTGAATAACAAGGCCTTCTGCATGCTGCGCGGCTACCCGATGATGACCGTCGACACCTTCAATGGCCGCAGCTACGGGGGCGACTACGTCGGCAACGTCTGGCTCCTGTTCGAAGGGGAGTCGGACGGCAGCGTGGACGACTTCCCCGGCAAGGATCTGCAGGGGTCCGTGGTCACTTCCTTCCAAGCCCTGGGTGAGGGCGTACGGGTCAAGCGGTTCCTGATGATCAAGCCGAGCTTCATCGCCAACACGCCCCCTGGCATCCAGGCGCGCCTGAACAGCGAATGGAACCTTCGCCCACCGGAGACTTCCCCGCCGTTCCTGCCGCAGGCTGACTCTCTCTGGGACATCGGCCTGTGGGACGTGGCGAAGTGGGCTGGGGCGGCCCTGTCCTACGAGGCCTGGGTGGGAGCGGTCGGCACTGGCCGGTACGGGTCCCTGGCGATGCGCGTACGTGGCGCGGCGAATACTATCTTTGTCGGTTGGCAAGTCGTAGTTGAAGGTGGAGGCATCCTGTGATCCGTGAAGACCTGATCCAGTTCTGCAACGGCAACGTCGAGGCTGTTGCACTGATTGATGGCTTCTGGGAGTTCATGGAAGCCTGGGACGACATCATCGACCGCGACAAGGCACCCGACGACGAAGCCATCAACAAGGCCGTGCTCTGGGCGCTGTTCGGTTTGCAGGACAACGTGTTCTACAAGGCGTTCCCTGGGATCCTGCGTACGGCAATCCAGCAGGCCGTGGTGTCCTGGCTGACGGCCAACAAGTTCGAACGCAGTGGCAAGCGTGCCCTGGTCGAGCAGGCGTATTTCATGCGCTGTTCCGCTTACGACGTGTTCGCCCTGATCGTGCTGCTGGCCGGCGGTTCCGACAAGCATGCGGCAGCGGTCGAGTACTTCCGGGGGCTTGCCCCGGATGACACGCTGGCGAGCTACATGCGCGAGCATCTAGGAGACAAGCATGGGATGGCTTAGTTCCAAGCCGCCTCCGCCTCCGCCTGACTACAAGGCGCAGGCCGAGGCCACGTCGGCCAGCAACCAGCAGGCGCAGACGGCGGCCGACTGGGCCAACCGGCCCGACGTGGTCACGCCCTGGGGTCAGGAATCCTGGGCGTCAACGTCGCAGATCGATCCGGCCACCGGCAAGCCTGTCACGAAGTGGACGCAGACCCAGACGCTGGATCCGCAGGCGCAGGCAACATTGGATGCCCAGCAATCGGGCGACCTCGCCAAGGCCCAATTGGCCCAGCAGCAACTTGGGCGTGTCGGATCGGCTTTCGGGCAGGAGTTCGACACCAGCGGCATGCAGGCCCTGGCCGGCGTGCCCGAGGCTGGGCAGGGGCTCATGGCCGGCCTGGACATGAGCAAGCTGGGTGCCATGCCGCAGGCCGATGCGGCGGAGCGCCAGCGCATCGAGAACATGATGTTCGAAAGGATGCGCCCCGAGCATGAGCAGATGCAGCAGGGCCTGGAGACCAAGCTGCAGAACATGGGCCTGACCCGTGGCACGCCGCAGTTCAACCGCGAGCTTCAGCGGTTGCAGGATCAGCAGGGCCGTGAGCGTTTCAACGCCATGGAGGCTGGCGGCCAGGAGATGGAGCGCATGTTCAACATGGGCATGCGCGGACGCGAGCAGGGCTTTAACGAGTTGATGGGCGCCGGCACGTTCCAGAACCAAGCCCAGGGGCAGAAGTACGGCCAGCAGCAGACATCGGCCGCGTACCAGAACCAGTTGCGCCAGCAGCAGATGGCCGAGGCCATGCAGAAGCGCAACCTCCCGCTGAACGAGTACAACGCGCTGATGTCTGGCACCCAGGTCGGGCAGCTTGAAACCCCGGACTTCGCCAAGAGTCAATCCGCTGGCGGCACCGACTACACGGGCGCGGCCAAGGATGCCTACAGCGCCCAGATGGACGCCTACAACGCCAAGCAGGCCAGCAAGCAGGGCCTGATGTCTGGCATCGGCGGCATCGCATCGGCCGGCATCATGGCGTTCTGATCATGAAGGTTCTTCAATTCTCTGGCGGCATCGATTCCCTGGCGTGCCTGCTCCTGCTGCACGACATGGACGATCTGATTGTTCTGACGGTCCTGACAGACGGGGCCTACAGCAGCACGCTGGACTATCTTGAGAGGGTGCATGCGGCGTTCCCTCAACTGCGTTTCGTCACCCGGCATTCGTTCAGGCGCATCAGCGAGTACGGCCATCCGGTGGACGTGGTGCCCCTTCGCTGGACAGCCATGGGCCAGATGGCGCGGGGCAGGGGCGACGTGCGCTACCAGGATTCCTACTCCTGCTGCAACCGCGGCATCTGGGAGCCGCTCGATCAGGCCAGCCGCGAGCTTGGGGCCACCGTCATCTACCGGGGCCAGCGCCACGACGACCGTCTGAGCGCTCCTGTCGAAGACGGCCATGTCGACCGTGGTGTCGAGATCAGGTTCCCCCTGGCCGACTGGACCCGGCAGCGCGTGTTCCAGTACGTCGATGAGCACGCGCCGGAACTGATGCCTCCAGGCTATGACCAGAACGAGGCAACTTCTCGAGACTGCTGGGATTGCACGGCGTATCTTCAGGACAACCACCAGCGCATCACGAACCTGCCGTTTGCACAGTACAAGCGTGTAACCGGAATCCTGGCCCGGTGGCGGGACGACGTTGAAACTGAGATGGAGGCTTAAATGGCCAAAGTTGACTACATGAGGATGCTTCGCCAGGGTGGCATGTTCGGCGGCGCGCAGCCGGATCCCATGGCTGCCCCAGGTGGTCTGCCAGGGGCTGGCATCAACCCGCAGATGGGGCTGCCTCCTGTCGGGCCGCAGCAACCTCCACCGGGGACCATGGGCGCGCCGACGGCGCCACCTGGGGGCATGCCGCCGCCGCCCATGGGCGGCATCGACCCCAACGCGCCCGAGGTGTTCGGCGCGCCGAAGACGCCCGCGACGCCGGCTCCAGGTGGTCAGGACCAGATGCTGATGGACTTGTACAGTCGCCTGGGCGCGCTCCAGCCGCAGCAGCAGGCGGCCAACAAGCAGCGTGCCATGGCTAACCAGTTGCGTGGTGGCGCTGGGATGCCCGGAATGCGCGCGGGCCAAGCCGCCCACCCGCTGGAATTCCTGTCGTCGCTGGGCCATGCTGCCGGTGCTGCGTACCAGGGTAACGAAGCCGACAAGGCCGAGGCCGAATTGGCGAAACAGCGGGCCGGCGCCTATGGGGAGTTCCGCAAGGGTCAGGGGTTCGCTGGTCTGCCCAACGCGCCGACGGTGGTCAATGAGCCGCCCCCGGGCATCCTCGACAAGCTGCGCTCGGGCCTGGGCTTTGGAGGATAACCATGCCAAGCCTTCGTGAATGGCAGCGCCGGCAGGGACTTGAGCCGGAAGAGTCCAAGCTCCATGAATGGCAGCGCCAGCATGGACTTGCGGAAGGCTTGCCCGAGGCGCCTCTCATTCCGGTTCCCGAGGTCGACGTGTTCGAAGGAGGGATGGGGCCATTCGGCCCGATAACTCCGCCACCGTCCATGCAGCCCCCTGCTGCGGCCCCTGCTGCGGCCCCTGCTGCGGCCCCTGCACGGGCCAGGGCGCTCCCGAGGGCCACGGGGGCCGGTGGAGGTGCCACCCAGGTTGCTGCGGCCGCTGGCGGGGCTGCGGCGGCCCCTGCAGCGGCCCCTGCCGAGGATCCGCTGGAGGCCGCTCGCAAGGCTGCCCTGGCCGAGCAGGAGAAGTTGCTGGCGCCGCCCGATCGGACGGCAGCGATGGAGGCCTACCAGAAGCAGGCCTTGGGCGGCCAGCGTCAGCTTGCCCTGGCACTGATGGCCGGCGAGGCCGGCCTGCAGCCCTTCCAGGCCCAGCACCTGAAGCAGGCGGCGGCCGCGCGCGAGCCCATGAAGATGGCTGGCGGCGCCATGACCGAGACTGGCTTCATCGAGGATCCGGCATACCAGCAGGAACTGAAGCTCCGGCATGCCGACATGCGCGTGAAGGCGGCTGACCGGGCCATCGAGTTGGCTGCGACGGCAGCGGAGAAGAGGCAGGCGGCGAGGGATAAGCTCGCTGCCGACAAGGAACTGCGCCAGATGACGATTGACTCGCAGCAGTTCATCGCCGGCATGATGGAGGCGGGGCGTGCCGAGCGCGCTGGTGCCGGCGGCAAGGGTAAGGGCAAGGGTGGTGTGGCCGAGGCGTCGCCCCAGGATATGCTCAATGTGATCGGGGAAGCGGAAGGGCACCTGAAGAACGCCACCGGCAGTGGCCTGGGCACGGACATCGACCGGGCGTATCGGTACTTCGGCAAGACCAACGAGGGCATGCGGGCCATCGGCGCGCTGGAGCCTGTTGCTGCGAAGTTGACGATGATGCAGCCGCGCATGGAAGGCCCGCAGTCCGACAAGGATCGCGAGTTGTACCAGCAGGCTGCGGCCGATGTCGCGAACCCCAGGAAGACCGTGCAGGAGCGGCAGGCCGCGCTGCAGTCGCTGAAGTCGATGACGCAGAAGTACCAGTCGGGCTACTGGGCGCCCCCAGGCTACAAGGAGCCTGCCAAGGCCGGCGGCCGGCGTGCCACTGACCAGGGTGGGGGTGAACGTGAGGTCGACTTCAACAGCCTGTAGCCATGAACGTCCGCATGCCTGATGGCACCCTCGTCCGCAACGTCCCCGAGGGGACGAGCAAGGACGAGATCCTGCGCAAGTTGGCCGCTTCACGTGGCGAGCCTGCCGCGCCAGCCGCGCCAGCCGAGCCGACCGAGGGCGGCTGGGAGCAGTTCGGCGGCGGCATAGCGCATGCCGGCAAGGAAGCCTACCGGGGCGTCAAGGGCCTTGTCGGTGGCGACACTGCCGAGTTGGAGCAGCAGGCCAAGGAGTACGCAGCCAAGCCCAAGGGCTGGCAGGCTGGCGCGGGCGAGTTCGTGGGCAACGTCGGCATGCTGGCACCGCTGGCGTTCGTCCCTGGGGGCCTGGGTGTCCAGGCTGCCCTGGCTGCCGGCAGCAGCGCCGCCATCACTCCTGGCAGTGCCAGCGAGCGGCTGACGGCTGGCGCGCTCGGGGCAGGCGGGGCTGCCCTGGGTGGCGCCATCCCTGGAGCGCTGAAGCTCGCGCGCGGGGCTGCACGCGGGGTGGGCGAGGTGGGCGAGCGCGCCGCTGCTGCGCTGCCCGGTGCCCTGGGCGAGCGCGCTGCCGAGCGTGTTGGTGGCAGGCAGACGGCTAGGTACTTGGAGCGCGAGCTTGGCGATGTGCCAGTCGGTCCTGATGTTTACACGCCCGATCCACGCCTTGCTGCTGCGGGTGCCCGCCCGAGCGCGGCCGTCGCCACGCAGGACGCGAGGATCGCTGGCATGCAGCGGCGGTCTGAGGCTGCGGTGCCCGAGGCCTGGGCACCCCATGAGGCGCAGCAGGCGCGTGCCCAGTTCGGTGCCCTGGAGGGCGGCCTGCAGAAACAGACTGACTTGGACGATCTGCTGCAGCAGGCCAACAAGATCGGTTCCGAGGTCGAGGGGGTCTACGAGAAGGCTGGGCCGGCACATTTCGACAACGAGATGGACAAGTTCTACGACCTCATCAAGACGACGAAGACCACGGCTGAGTACCACGGCAAACCTACCGTGCAGGCAGCAGTCGACTACATCGAGAAGACGATGAAGAGCGCCGGGGTTGTCACCCCGAAGCTGCTGCACATGATGAAGCAGACGGTGGCCGGCGGCTTGAAGGGCGTACCCGGCATCGGTGACGAGGGTGTACGCGCCACGGCCAGCGAGCCGTTTGTGCGCTCGCTGACTGCGGCTATGGATCGGGTGTTGGACAGGGCCACCAAAAGCAGGTATGCCCCCGAAGGCAAGTACAGCCAGTGGAAGCGTGACTACGCTGAAGCCATGACCAAGGCCGAGGGTGCCAAGGCCGACATCAACGTCATGTCCAGGTTCATCGATCCCGCCACAGGGCTGCCCAGGAAGGCGACGGTCGGCCTGGACGATGTGCCGGTCATCACGCCCCAGGGGTTGAAACAGGCAATAGCTGCATCCGGGTCACTGAAGCGCGGGCCGCGCAAGGGCCAGAACGTCCTGCGTCCCGAGTCCCAGGAAGTGATGGAGGCAGTGCTGCGGGATGCGGAGGCGCAGCAGATCGTGTCACGCATCCCGCGCGCGGCCGCTCCACAGTCGGGTGCTGCCACGCTGTCCGACTTCGCCAAGCTAGCGGCCACGGAACTGCTGCTGCCGACTGGGTTCGGCTTGACGCGCTATGCCGTGAACCAGGGTGGGCAGGCGGGCAAGAAGGCCATGGAGCGGCAGCTTGCGGAACTGCTCCAGGATCCGCAGCGCCTGCGGCAGTTCCTGAAGGCGCAGGAGCAGCGGCGGTTGCTGCGCGCCCAGCCGGCGGGTCGGCTGCCCGGTGGGGGCGCGGTTGGTGCAGCCGCGCCCCTCATGCTGGGTGGCCCCGAGTAGCACAATCACTGGTGACAAAACGCCAACCGGAGCACCCCTATGCCTCGTAATGCCGCCGGTCTTTACACGCTGCCGCTGCCGCCTGTCATCCCCAATACGGTCATCGAGTCCGACTGGGCAAACACCACCGTAGACGATCTGGCGAGCGCCATCAGCGACTCGCTGTCGCGTACCGGCCAGGGTGGCATGACAGCGCCATTCCGGCTCATCGACGGGACGGTCGGCACGCCATCCCTGGCCTTTATCGCGGAACCCAGCAGCGGCTTGTACCGGCAGTCTTCTGGCGTGGTCGCCATGACCATCCAGGGGTCGAACAAGCAGACCTGGAACACCAACGGCACCACGGTCATCGGCACCACCACGCTGCAGGGCGATGTCAGCATCACGGGCATCCTGACAGCGACCGGCGTCGTCGGGCCGTTGACGCTGACCAGCCTGTCGGTGGTGGGGGACCTGATTGTGGCCGGGGTCTCGACCCTGGGGGTGGTCAACACCACCGGCAAGGTCACCGTGCCGGCGTCCACGACAGCCAGCGCCTTCCTCAACCTCCCGCATGGCGCGACGCCGACGACGCCGGTCAATGGCGACATGTGGACCTTGACCGGTGGCCTGACCGTACGCCTCAATGGTGCAAATCGCACCATGGCGACGATCCAGGGTGCCAACACCTTCACCGCTGCCAACATCTTCAGCAGCACCTTCGCCGCCAATGGTGGCGTCACCCTGGGCGATGCTGCCGGCGATGCGCTGACGATCAACAGCAGCACGGCCACCATTCCGGCAGCCGGCATCAACTTCACGGGCGGCTTCTTCGGCATCAACCGCGCGCCCACTGCCCAGCTTGACGTGATGGGCACGCCAGCCTCGACAGCCCAGGTGTGCGCCCTGGTCTACAACGCTCAGAGCAATGTGACGGCGTCGATGTGTGCCATGGGCACCGCCAATGTGTCGCATGGCCCGGTTCCGTTCTCTGCGGTCATGCTGTCCACCGGCAGCGGCAACACGCCGATGTGGATCGGCAACTGGCAGGCCGGCACAGGCGGCATATCCCTCATGACGAACGGCGCCGAGCGAGCCCGCCTCAGCGATGTCGGCTGGATGACCATTGGCAAGGCCGGTGCCCCGAATGCGGTTCTCGATATCCAGCAGACGCCTGGGCCTGCCGCGACTGGCGTCACATCGATCCTGCTGAACAACTCCACCCTCGGCGTGACGATGAACATGTCGGTGGCTTCCGCAAGCTACACCGGGTTCCCGCTTGTCGCCGGTTCGGCATACATCAGCGTGGGCAGTGGCAACACGCCAATGGCCTTCGGTCAGGTGTTGGCAGGCACTGGAACTGTCTCCTTCTTCACCAACGCCACGAAGAAGATGGAGATCGACACCTCAGGCAACGTGTTGGTTACTGGCGTATCCACCGCGAGTGGAGCTACATACGTAAGTCTGCAGAATACCCAGACTACTTTGACCGGCGCCATGATCATGGTGGGGTCAACCTTCGCGAGTGGCGGGGTTCTGGGTTCATCGTTCCTGGTCAGCCCAGGCGCTGGCAACACCAACATGTCCGTGGGCCAGTACCTGACTGGCACGGGTTCATTGCTGTTCCACACGAACGGCGCCGAGCGCATGCGGATCGCGCCTGAGGGCAACGTCGGGGTTAATCTCGTGCCGGCCAGCCTTGGCGCTGGCATTACCGGCCTTAGCGCCAACGGCACCACCCAAGGCATAGTTGAGGTGTTCGCTGGTGGCGTGCGTATCGGGACGATGTCGGGTCTGGCAGCCCAGATGATCGTGGGCTCGGTTGCCAACGTCCCTCTGCAGCTTTGGACGAACAACGCGGAGAAGGCGCGGATCACAGTCGAGGGCAACGTTGGCATCGGCACTACCACGCCGACCAACTACGGAGCGACCTCCAAGACTCTTGCGCTCAACACCACGGGCGGCAGCGCTGTCTTTGAAGGTCTCGTAAGTGGCACAAAGGCTGGGTCTGTCGTTATTGGGTCTACACAAGTTGTCATAGGATCAGACACAGGTTTTAACACGCCGGTTCTCTTCATCACGAACGGCAGCGAGAAGTTTCGGGTCATCAACACCGGAGGCGTGCAGACCGGTCTCCCCGGCACCGGCACCGCTTTCACCTTCCTGGTCGCGGCCGGCGTTGCGGGCTTCATCAGCCATCCCACGACTACAACCACGGCCTACAACACCTCCAGCGATGCGCGGCTCAAGCGCAACGTACGGCCGGTCAAGGACGTGGGCCGCATCATCGACAACATCCCCGTGGTGTCGTTCGACTGGAAGACGGATGGCATCCACGTGCCGGTCGGCCTGATCGCCCAGGACGTGCACGGCGTGTTCCCCCAGGCAGTCCACGAGGGCGGCAGCAATGCAGATACGGACCCCTGGGCCCTCGACCATTCCAAGCTGGTGCCGCTGCTGCTCAAGGAGATCCAGTCTCTGCGTGAGCGGGTAGCTGTTCTTGAGGACGCCTGATGGCACTCAATGGTTCGCTTGCCACCAAAGATGCCGCTGGCAAGCTTGTGACGGACTTGTCCCTCGCCATCGTGGGATGGAACGGGGGCACGCCGATGACCGCCAGCGCTGCCCTGGGGATAGGCACCAGCGGGATCGGTCCGTACTACAACGCCGGTCTGGCCTACTACGGTGAGCGGCTGGCGGCCTCGTCAGGCCCCGTGACCAACTGGATAGCGGGCCTGCCGGTGGACGCCCTCGGGCGGGTGGTTGTCGCCAATGCGGCGGTCACGAACTACGCGCCCAATGGAGTTCCACTTACTGCAGCAGGATTCGTTGCCGTCACCACGGCCGCGAGCGGCGACACCGAAGCGCCGACCACGCCTACCAGTCTGGTGGCGACCCCCGTCAGCGACACGCAGATCAACCTCACGTGGACTCCGGCTGTCGACAACGTCGGAGTGGTCGGGTACGTCGTCGAGCGCTGCACGGGCGCTGCCTGTGTAAACTTCGCCCAGATCAATACGTCCGCAACCAACGCCTACAACGATCCGACTGTTGTGGGCGCCACGGCATACCGCTACAGGGTTGCCGGCTACGACGCCGCAGCCAACGTCAGCGCCTACTCCAACGTGGCCGATGCCACGACTTCTGCCACGCCTCCCATAGCGCAGTCCGCCGCCGACGTTGTCACCGCCGCCGATCTTCTTGCGCAACTGGTGGAGAGAGTCTCCGCCGACGTTATCGCTGTTGCCGAGACCTTCCAAACAGCTTCCGCCAAAGCTCTGGCGGAAGCCCTGGTGAGCACCGATGCGCTGGTATGGGTGCTGTCCCAGGCTTTGGCCGATGCAGTCAGCGCCAACGATGCCGTGGCCTTCATGCTCGCCAAGAGTTATGACGAAGCCGTCGTCACTGCCGACGCCAACTTCATGGACGTGGGCAGGGCATCGAGCGACTTCACCTCCACCGTCGATTCCGTCGGCTTCAGTGGCGCGGGCGGCACCAACCTGACAGACACCACGGCCGCCTCCGACGCTCTCTCGTGGCTGATGGACACGTTCAGGGGCGATGCTCCCACGGTCACGGACGTTGCGGCACTGATGGCGTCCAAGGAGTTCTTCGAGAACATAGGGCTGGCCGACGCTCTCACTCAACTGCTGACCAAGGCGCTGGCCGATGCCGTGGCATCTGCCGAGACCATGGACCAGTTGATGGACAGGATCACCGCCGATGTCACGACATCGACTGATGCCCTGGCGCGTGGCTTGAACAAGGACGCCTTGACCGACGGCGTAGCCAGCACGGACAACGCCACCTTCACTCTGTCTCAGGCTTTGAGCACCTCGCTGACCGACGGCGTCACCAGCACGGACAACGTCACCCCTGTACTCAGTGGCGGTTTCTCACCGGCCGATCTATTCGCAGCCGGCGAGCTTGGCATGTGGTACGACTTCAGCGATTTCTCGACCATGTTTACGGACACGGCCGGCACGACTCCGGTCACGGCCGCCGGCCAGTCGGTTGCTCGTGTAAATGACAAGAGCGGACGTGGCAACCACCTGACCCAGGGCACTGCAGCCAGCCAGCCCAAGCTGGAAGCCCGGGTCAACGCAGTCGTCTTCTCGGAAGACCTCGCCAACGCAGCATGGCTCAAGACTCTGACGACGGTGACGAGTAACGTGGCTGCGGCGCCCACCAGCTTAGGCGGCGCCATGACTGCGGACGGCATCATCCCCAGCGCTAGCGCTGGTCTGCACTGGGTGCAGTACACCACCCCGACAGTGCCGGCGAGCGGGAAGTTCTGCTACTCGGTCTATGTAAAGACTGGGCCTGGGGGATCGGGTAAGTGCTCTATCGTATGCGTGAGCGGCGGTACGGCAGAGATGTACGTGTCCCTGACCATTGCCACCAGCGGCGTCACCATGGCGACCTCAGGCAGCTTCCCGGGCACAGTCTCTGGCTACGGCGCCGACGCCATCACGGCAGATGGCTGGGTCAGGGTGTGGATCGCTGGCAACCCTGATATCACGACGACGACACGCCGCTTCCGGGTGCAGTGCCAGGATGCGGCCGGCCAAGCCAACGTCGCCTTCGACGGCACCACCACTCAGTTGTACGTCTTTGGCGCGCAGATAGAACCTGGAGTTGGCCCCCCATCGCGCTACCAGTGGAGCACTGCGGCGGCCACCTACGACACGACTGGCTTCCCGTGGTACCTGAACTTCGACGGTACGGATGACTTCCTGGCCGGCCTTGCGGCTTACCCAGCCCCGAACACGGACAAGCTGACGATCTGGGCTGGTATACACAAGGCGAACGACATCCTCCTGGGCTCGATCCTGGAGCCTTCGCCAGACCCGAATGGCAACCCAGGCTCCTGGGGCATCCTGGGTCCAGGAAACGATACCAAGGCGAGCTACAGCTTCAGGACGCGCGGAGGCGGAGCGTCGCTCACCATTGGCGAGACTCCGCTGAATTTCCCTGCCCCGAGGTCGGATGTCATCAGTTGCGCCCTCAACAATGCCGGCGCCACCAATGCGTTGAAGGTCACCGGACGGGTACGTGGTGTGGCTCAGACGTTGACGCTCACAGGCGCGGCCGGCACTGGCAACTACGCCAGTCTGGTCCCCTATGTAGGCCGGCGGGGTGGCACTGCTCTCCCGTACAACGGAAAGATCTACGGGCTCATAGCGCGGTTTACCACCAGCACTGCCCAGCAGATAACTGACGCCGAGCAATGGATGGCCGGTAAGGTCGGCATTTCGTTTTAACCAAGGAACGCATCATGAACCAGCCTTGCGACAAGGTCTTCGCCTTCGGCCAACTCAGGCTCCTCCTCACCGACGAGCACGGCGCTGTCAAGCAAGACGAGAAGGTGCAGAACCTCGTCGTCACGACAGGGCTGGGCTTCATCGCCAGCCGCATGAAGGACGCCACTGCGACGGTGATGACCCACATGGCTATCGGCAGCGGCGCTGTCTCGCCTGTGCTCGGCAACACTGCACTGGGCACCGAGCTTGGCCGGGTGGCGCTGGCGAACACGGTGGTGGCGGCCAACGTCGTCACCTACACCGCAACGTTCCCCGCTGGCACGGGTACAGGCTCGATCACTGAGGCCGGCATCTTCAACGCCTCCTCGTCGGGCACGATGCTCAATCGGGTGACCTTCGGCGTCATCACCAAGGCCGCAGGCGACTCGCTGGCCGTGACCTGGACCGTTACCGTGAGCTAGAACACGTTCTGACAGCCTGGGGCACACGACCCTGCTAGACTGGATCTGCGCCCATTACGTTATGGGTGATCAAGGAGAACCCATGCAGATCCATTGGAGCCTGAGTACCCAACAGGCAGATCAGATCCTGAACATCCTGGCGCAGCGTCCGTTCGCGGAAGTCAACCCGCTGATCCAGGAACTGCTGCGCCAAGCCAACGACAAGAAGGACGGCGGCAACATCCAGCCGCTGGTCGCCGTCGGCGGCGAGAAGGATTCGTGATGGAGAACGAGCGCTTCAAGCGCTGGGCCTGGAGGGCCTCGATGGCGCTGTGTGCCGGCTTCTGGGCCGCCGTCGTCTGGCTCCTGGTCTTCAACTGGCCCCCATAAAAAGACGGCCCCCGAGGGGGCCGTCAACACGCGGAGAGCGTGGGAGGAAGGAGATCAAGGAGCAGCAGACGGGTCAATAATAGACGGGCCAGTCTTGAGGCACACCGGGAGGCCAGCGCGACGCGCCACCTTCGGATCGTTGTAGCAGACCGGTGTCGTCCGATATGGATCCGTCTGGGAAGATACAGGCACCGCCGCCTGACTCAACAGTACAGCCTTGCAGGGCATGCCAGCCCGTGCGTAGGCTGCCGCAACCATAGGGTCCACGCAGAGGACCTCCTTGGCCGCTTCTACGTGTCCGTAGCTATGCATCAACGCGGACGCTGCGCGCCGCTCGCAACCGGCGTCCTGGTGGCCGCTGCCACCAGAAAAGCCCCAGCCCATGCCAGCGATGCCAATTGAAGAACCAATAACGCAAGGGGCAGTGACGCCCACGGGTGGCGCGTAAGCCTGGGATGCGGACTTGATGCTATGGGTGCCGCCGTACTCGACGTACTGATGGGTTTCACCTGTGTTCTCGATGACCTGACGGCCTTCGTTGCGCGACGTGGACTCAATGCGCTGGGTCTGGACCTCGGGCGCACTGGAGTTGAATGTGATGTTGTTGCCGTAGGCGGCGGTTTCCGAGCGCGATGAGCTTGAGGCTGCGGGAGCCTCTTGCCCATGCGCCGGGAGAACCGCCACCATGGCAAGACTGATTAACAGCTTGTGCATGGTGGCGTCCTTTCTTCAGCTACTTACGGAGCGACGCCCAGGGAGGTGGATCCACCCAGGAAGGTCGCGATGCCGGCGCCAGTGGCGTTGCCCAGGTTCACGCCGAACGAGGCAGCCGCGCCCACGGTGTTCGTGGTCGCGCTCGTGTCGGCAGGATTGCCGCCAGTGGCGGTCGCCTGACCAGTCGTCGCCAGACCAACTGCGTTGGTGTGGAACGAGAAGCCAGCGCCAGGGCCGGTCTGCGACAGGCTGCCCGAGCCAACCTGCACGGCAGAAGCCGACGTGGCTTGGTCGCCACCAGCAGGGTTCGTCTGGGCATTGGCCGTGGCCGTGCCGGTCTGAACTGCACCCGCAGCCGACGCTGCGTTGCCGACAGACACGCTGAACGTGGTGTCAGCGCCAACGCTGGATGCGCTGGTGTTCGCCGTGTCCGTGCCGATTCCGCCGGTCTGCGAAGCAGCGGCGGTGCTGGTGTTGGTGCTGTTGGCAACTGCCAGCGTGGCGCCGGCAGACGGGCCAGCCACCGGCAGCGAGGCGCTGGCGCCTGCCACGGTCGACTGGGAAGCGCTCGATGCGCTGGTGTCGGTTGTCTGAGCGAAGGCGGAGCCAACGGTCAGGGCTGCGAGAGCGGCGGCTGCCACGAGATTACGGATCATCTGCATTTTGCTTCCTTGCAAGGTTTGCTGGCCTGAGAAGCCGGGCCAGCGACGGCTATTCTAATGGGACTTCGGGGCTTTAGGTTCAGCCGGCGTCTGAATAACAACGCCAGCGGGGATAAGCCCCAGGAGTTCTACGGCCATCGCGATGCCGATGGTCTGCCCCAGGTTGAGGATGGCTTCCCTGACTTCATCGTTCAGGTACGCCACCTGCCTGTTGATGATCGCCACGACGAACTCGTCGGGCACCCCAGGGTTGGGGTTTGCGGTCACCAACTCATCGCGGGCAATGAGTATACGTACGGACAGTTCATCCTCGCGTAGCGACACCTTGAACGGGGCTTGCTCGGTCATGCTTCCTCCTTGAAAGCGTCGGGCCGCAGCATGCTGGCCGGCACGTTGAAGAACTCGCCCAGTTGCTTGGCCCGCATGATGGGCACCGGGAAGTTCCTGTCCTTGCGGCAGGCGTGCTCCCACTTGTACAGCGACTGCGGCTTCACGCCCAGGGCCTGGGCCACCGTGGACTTGGTGGCGTACTCGGGCATGCGCTCCTTCAGAAGCCAGAGCAAGGGGTGTGCCTTGGTGCGCTTGCCATCGGGCATGAGGCTGGGCAACTTGATCTTCGGCTGGCGACTGCCAGGGCCCTTGACAGGGATGGGCACTTCATTGAGAGCGGTTTTCATGGGGTACCTTTCAGACGACTGAGGATTGCAGCTTGGACATCGGCCTTTTCTGAGAGGGCCTTGGCGATGTCTTCGTCCACGGTCCCCTGGGCCGTGAGGTAGTGTACCACCACAGGCTTAGTTTGACCCTGACGGTACACGCGAGCAACAAACTGAATGTGCTCCTCCAGGTTCCACGTAAGCCCGAACCAGCAGACGGCATGGCCGCCAGACTGGAGGTTAAGTCCATGTGCAACAGAGGTGGGGTGAGCGAGCAAGACCGGCAGCTTACCAGCATTCCAGTCTTCAACGATCTTGTCGGCTGCCGCGCGCGTGACGCCCCCACCCAGGTAGGGCACCTGGGTGCCGGCAGGAAGCACCTTTGCCAGGGCGTCCTTGATGGCCGGCACCTCGTGCAGGAAGGCCACGGCCACCAGCAGCGGGGTGCCCTGCTGCTCTTCGACAAGCTCGACCAGGGCGTCGAGCTTTCCATTGTGGACGTGGACCGACTCGCCATCGGGCGCGTAGGCCCAGCCGTTGGTGATCTGGCGCAACTTCATCACCGCTGCTGCGGCCGTGGCTGCCGTGAGCGTGGTGCCGCAGGCTGTCTTCGCCACGAGATCGTCGGACAGACGGTCGTAGAGTTGGCGCGCCAGCGAGGGAAGCTCGATTGGAATCACGTTGTACGAAATGGCCGGCATCGACAGGTAGTCCTCTGCCTGCAGGCGCAGGGCGATGTCCTTGATCTTGCTCGCCACGGCCTCGTCGGCGTTGGGCTTCGGGTACCACGCAGTGATGGTCTTGCCGCCGCCGATGCGGATCTCTTCGGCCAGCATGAACTGCTTGCGGAAATGGGTGATGTAGCGGCCCAGGCGCTCGCCGTCATCCACGATCTGGATCTGCGAGAACATGTCCTCGATGCTCTGCGGGGCCGGCGTGCCGGTCAGGATCAGCCTGCGCGTGAACCGGGGCAGCATCCCCTTCAAAGCCTTGAAGCGCTTGCTGCTCGGGTTCTTGAAGCGAGTGCTCTCGTCCACGATCAGCATGTCGGGCTTGGTGCCGAAGGCATCCATGCCTGGGCCGCAGGATTCCTCCAGCCACGCCACGTTCTCGGGGTTGATGAGGTAGATGTCGGCCTTGTTCTCAATTGCCCTGCGGCGCTCCTCGGGCGCGCCGTGGATGATCGACACCTTGAGGGTGTTGAACTGGTCCCATTTCTTGATCTCCGCCGGCCACGTCAGGTACATGGGGCGGATCGGCACGATTACCAGGGTGGCCTTGATGGCCTTGTGATACTGGAGCACGCAGTGTGCTGCCAGGGCGATGGCTGTCTTGCCCATGCCGGGGTCCAGCAGCATGGCTGCGCCGGGGTTGGAGCACACCATCTGGATGGCCTTGGCTTGGAAGGGGTGGGGGCTGTAGTGCATGTCTGTCTCTAGCTACTGAAGCCTCAGTCTACTACTGCCCCAAGGAGGCGTCAAGCATCGCCGTGAACTCGTGTGTGCTAAAGACCACAGTTACATGGTGACCGAACTGCGCAAGCTCTGCGTGTCGGTACTTCTGCCTGGGCGACAGGCGCCCCTCGGGCACCTTGAACTCGACCAGCCAGCAGCGTCCACCGGGCATCAGGAAGAGCCTGTCGGGGTCTCCCGTGATGCCGGTCTGCAGCTTGATGGAGGGGACACCCCTGCGGGTGGCGTACATGCGGCACTGCCGCTCGATGGCTGACTCACTCACTTGCAACCTCGGGCTTGGCAATGATCAACTTGTTGTCGTGCACTTCACGCTCAGTGGCCTGGATGATCCAGCGGGTGCAACTCTTCGTGGTTGCGCCACGCCGGGACAGGTTGCGGGGCCGGCCAAGGATCTGCTCCATGGCGATGCCGGCTGCGGCATGGTTCTTCGTTGACGTGCCATCGAGACCGCATAACTCCAGCATGTGCACTGGCCCGACAACCACCTGGATGGGGTACTTGTCGGCATCCTTGCGCCGGTCCAGGCTTTCCTCGATCTTCTCGGCCACCACGTCCACGGTCTGGAAGTTGCTTGACAACTCGTCGCGCATCTCCTCCTCGGCGTCGGTCAGCCAATGCTGCTCGCCGCCCTCCCAGGCTGCGTACATCTGCGCCCAGAACTGCTGCATGTCCACGCCATGGTCAACGTCGAGCTTGCCCTCAGCCTCGATCACCAGGAAGCGGCCACTGCCGGTGTAGTCACTGAGGAAGCGCCTGTCGTTGACGCTGCCGCAGAAGGACGCACACCTGGGGCGCTTCAGCCAGCCAGCCGCATAGGGCAGACGGTACTCGTCGGTGATCTCGGTGATGAACGCCTTGAGCGCAGCGATGTCGGTCTTCTTGAACGTGGCGTCAAGCTCGCCAAGCTCCACGATCACGCCCTGCAGCGCCTCGTGTTTGCTATCGCGGGCGCCATGCCCATTGAGGTTCAGGTTCTTGCCCACCTTGCTGAAGTCGGGCGCCAGGGAGGTGAACCAGCGGGTCTTGCCGATGCGCTGCTTGCCCGTGAGCACGAGCACCATGCCCTTCTGCGACTTGCGCCTGATGGTCCAGCCGCAGGATGCCTCGATGGTTTGTAATGCCCAGCGACGTAAATAGAGGCGCCAGGGTCCAGGGGTTGGTGTGGTCACGGACTTCGCCAGCAGTTCCAGGCGATCCTTGCCGTCCCACTCCTTCGACAGGATCCAGTCGCGCATCGGGTGCCAGAAGTTGCTGTTGGCGATCCGGTCCAGGCACACCTTCAGCTTGGCCTCGTTCTTCATGCGCGCCCAGCCGAAGATGTCGGTGAGGGCGCCTTCGACCAGGGTCGCGATCTCGTGCTCCTCCATGTTGCCGAAGCGCGCCATGTCGATGTGCTCGGGCAGGATGTAGCTGGTCTCCGCCGTCATCAGGTTCAGCCTGGGCTTCACGCCCAGTTGCTCCAGGCCGGCTTCGACGTTGCTGTAGCTGGTCGGCTGGATGGACTTCGGCTCCTGCTCCTTCGTGCGTTCGACCTGGGGCAGCTTCAGGATGTCGATGGACCCCAGCGCGATGCGCAGGGTGCCGAAGTTGTACAGGTCAGCAGGAGCCACGGGGTCCGGTCCTTCCTTGAAGCCTTCCGCGCCCTTCACGATGGCTGCCAGGGCAGCACGGGTGCTCTCGGAGATGGCGCTGTTGAATGTCTGGTTGGCGGGGCCGCCGCTGGCCTGCACCCAGTCGAAGAACCTCTGGCTGTAGTGCGCCTTGTTCTCACCGTGGCCGTGGTGGCAGCAGACGTTGCCGCGACCGTTGTCGCTGTCTGCACGATGCATGTACTTGGCGTCGACAAGTTCCTTGTCGGTGTGCTCTTCAGCGAACGGGCACGTGATCAGCCACCAGCCAGCGGCATTCTTGCGCTCCAGGATGTGGCCGTTCTTGTGCAGCCAGTCGAACACCGGATCGTCCTGGCCGGCGGCGGGCGGGGCCTCGGGGCGCTCGCGCTTCGGCTGGCGCTTACCCGGCAAAATTTTTAACGCCGTTTCCAGGGACTCTAGCGTGTAAACACAGGACGCATCGAAACCATGCAGTACGGCTTCAAAGGAGTCGCGTCCAGGCTTGTCGTTGATCGAGCCCGGGATCCTGAACAGGCGGCATGCCTTGCTCACACCCTTGTCCTGCAGGCCGGCGGCCACGAGGCCGGCGAACAGGGCATCGGCGCCCTGGATGTCCTCGGTCCACTCCTCCAGCAGGAAGCCCCACTGGTAGTTACCCGGAGAGGTCTCGAGAATCCAGGTGGGCGCTGCCAGGATGCGCTCGGCCTGGACCTTCGTGCCCACGTCATCGATGACGATGGCGCGTACGGCATGCGTGTTCTCGTCGCGACGCAACTTCTTGTGGTCGCTGGCCCCGGTGTAGAAGTACCAAGCTCCAGGTGGCAACTGCTTGCCGTCCCAGGCCCAGGTGGTGAACCGCTTGTCCTGCTTCAGCGTGACGAGAAAGTGCAACCCCTTAGGGCAGCCTCGGGCGAGCAGGGAAAGAAAATTGTATTGCGTGGTACCATTTGTGCCATCTTGGGTCGACATGGTTGCTCCGAGGTAGCCGCGTGGTGGCGGCCTGTGAACTGGAGGCCCCGGGAGCGATCCCGGGGCCTTTCTCTTTGGGCCATTTTGGCACGCGTGGCTACTTGCGAAACCGTGCTGAGATGTCGACTTCTGCCTTCACCGGGAAGCCGGCTGCCCACTTCGGCAGCTTCACCATGCAGCGGCCCAGGGCACGGCCGCGCGCCTGCGCTGTCTTCGGATCGGACTCGGTGATCACCTCATCATGCACGTGCCCGATGACCTCGATGCCGTCCTTCTCGGCACGCACCAGGGTCTCGCGCAACAGGTCCGCGCATATCGCCTGATCCGCGTTCTCTGCCAGTACCCCGTGCCACAGGCGCGCGGTCGGCCACTCCTTTGCCTTAGCCTTGGGCTTCCATGCTGCCTTCAGGTACTGCACCTCGGCGCCATAGTCGCCTTCGACCACCTTGGCTAACGGGTAGTGCACCGTGCGACCACTGGGCAGCAGCAGGACCAGATTGGCGCCGGCCATCTGCAGCGACACGCGGCCGGCACGGTGTTCGTCCCCCTCCATGGCACACATGGCAGCCTCGTGCAAGCGTGCCCACCATCCAAACTTCCTGTCCGCCACCCAGGGGTTGGCACGGCGCCACCGCTGCACTACGCCATCGGGGTCGGGGATGCGGACCCCATAGCCCTTCGCCATCTTGCCCAGGGCTCCGACAGCGCCACCATAGCCCAGGGCCAGCACCACTACCTTACCCGGTTGGCGGTCCTTGCCCAGGCCGGCTGCCA